TACCATATGGCATCGTCTACGCTCACTCCTATTACTAACGGTGTGCGTTCTGTTATTGTCGGTATGGACTTAGGCTTGACACCAGCAGCAGTTTTCGGGCAGTTAGATCCCCGTGGGCGAGCGCTGATATTCGATGAGGCAGTCTCCTTTGATATGGGTATCCAGCGTTTCGTCCGCACGATTATACGTCCACTCCTGTATGAACGTTTCTCTAGTTGCCCAGTTATAATTGTGGTTGACCCTGCTGGTACGCAGAGAGCACAGACTGATGAGCGTTCTGCTGTCGATATAATAAAAGCAGAAGGCTTCAAAGTATTTCCTGCAAAAACTAACAGTGTGTCAGCTAGGCTGTCAGCTGTCGATGACTTTCTTATGCGGCAGGCAGATGGAGACGCAGCTTTTCTACTTGATCCACGTTGCTCGCATCTCAAGTCAGCTATGATGGGTGGGTATAGATTCCATCCGAAGAACGGGAACATCGAAAAAAATAAACACTCACATGTAGCTGAAGCTTTACAATATTTGATGTTACATATACATTCTATTGGTGAAGGCACGTTAACACCCCAAGCTCGTGAAGTGAGAGTAGTTGCCGCTACTGGGTGGACGTAACTTCGATTCGTAAGACCTCCCTTGGGTGAGATTGTTACTCCACTGGCAGTTCCTCCCAACTTAAGCTCCGTCAAGTTTTCTCCTTTCCGCTTGACGGAGCTATTTTTTTGAGTAAACTATAACAAGTTGTCAGTTATTGGAGGTGACTATGGGTAAATGCGGCGGCGGTAAACCTTACAGCAGGATGTCCGACAATCCTAAAATGCAAGGTAGTGGCGGTACGCTGAGGCCATATATTGTAGGCGGGTTAGTAGGCCCTGCTATGGAATACAGTAATGATATGGATAAGCGTAAGAAAAAACGTGACGATGAAGATGAAGATGAAGAAGAGAGAATGGCTAAGGCCAAGAAGTCTCGCAGGAAAGGTTCAGGCTACGGAACAGGGATGGCATAATGGTTGGACTTAGAATGTTGCGGGTCGTTGGTAACGCTGATCTTGTAAAAGAAGAAGAGGCAGCAGCTAAAGCTGCGCTTCAGGATAGGCAGAACGAACCGTATATATTAGGTTTACACTCTTATGTAAGAGAGTGCTGGGATGCTGCTAAAGATGCTAAGAATCCCATTGAGACTATTATGCTTAAAGCGTTGCGGCAGCGCAACGGTGAGTATGAGCCAGATAAACTAGCAGCTATACAAGCGCAAGGCGGCTCAGAAATTTACATGATGTTAACTGAAGTCAAGTGTCGAGGCGCTGAGTCTTGGTTACGTGACATACTGTTAGATTCAGGTACACCCCCGTGGGACTTAGAGCCTACACCTATTCCAGAACTTACACCTATTCAGCAAGCTGAGATACAAGAAGCGTTTGCCGAGTCTGTTGTCGATATGATCAAACAGATGGGGCAAGCACCTACACCATCTCAACTTAATGAACTGAAAGAAATGGTAACGCAGGATTACCGATTCGGTATGTTGCAAGGCGCACAGAATCGTGCAGACAAAATGAAAGTTACTATTAATGATCAGTTTGCCCACGGTGGTTGGGCAGAGTCTTTCAATGAGTTTATTACTGATCTTGTTACATATCCGTGTGCTTTTCTCAAAGGGCCTGTCATTCGCAGACAAAGGCGTATTAAATACGACCAGTCGTCTGAGATGACCACAGTCAGTGCTGATGAGGTTATAGCACCAGAGTTTGAACGGGTAGATCCGTTTGATATTTATCCAGAACCAGGGATTTCACATATAAATGAGGGTTATCTTTTTGAGCACCACAAGCTCAGCAGATCTGATCTTTCCGATCTTATTGGTCTGCCTGGGTATGATGACGATGCTATTCGTGAGTTGCTAGATTTAGGTATGGGTGATTACGGTAGCTGGATAACGGAAGATTTTGAATACACAAAGGATGAAGAAGAGCGTAAATTTAGCACTCATAGGCGACCAACAGATTGTTACGATGCCTTAGAGTTTTGGGGTAAAGTTAGCGGAAAAATGCTCGTTGAGTGGGGTATGGACGAAGAAATGGTTCCAGATCAGGCTAAAGAGTATGACGCAAACGTGTGGGTTATAGGTAACTACGTGCTCAAAGCAGTGTTAAATTATGACCCATTAGGAGAAAAACCATATGCTAAAACATCGTTTATTAAATCCCCTGGGGCGTTTTGGGGCAAAGGTATACCAGAAATTATTGAAGACGTGCAAAGCGTTTGTAACGCAGCTACAAGAGCGCTTGTCAATAACATGGGCATATCTAGTGGGCCTCAAGTCGAAGTTAATCTCGAAAGAATCCCGCCGAACGAAGACATCACGCAGCTCCACCCGTGGAAAATCTGGCAAGTAACAAACGATCCTCTCGGTTCTAATTCCCCTGCCGTCAGGTTTACGCAGCCTGAAGATAACGCTAATACTCTAGCGGCTATCTATGATAAGTTTGCTAAACTGGCAGATGACCATAGTGGCATTCCTTCCTATGTCACTGGAGACTTGAATGTTCAGGGTGCAGGTAGAACTGCCTCTGGACTTTCAATGTTGATGGGGTCAGCAGGTAAAGGTATACGTCAGGTAGTTATGCACATAGATAACGATATTATCAAACCAGTTATCCACAGGATATTCCTGTATAATATGCGGTATAACGATGACGAATCTATTAAAGGTGATCTAGCTATTGTACCTAAGGGTGCAGTTAATCTGGCTGTTAAAGAAACTGTCAATATCAGGCGTATTGAGTTTCTTAATGCTACGGGCAATGAGATTGATTCACAGATTCTTGGTAAAGAAGGCAGGGCTGCTATCCTTAGAGAGGTTGCTAAAGGACTTCAGATGCCAGTTGATGACATCATACCATCAAAAGAAAAAGAGGCTTTCCAGACTAGGCTATTAAAAGCACAGCAGGAAATGGCTCAAGCACAGCAGCCACAGCAAGGGCAAGTAACAGATCCAGCTGGTAATCCAGCAGGTGGCATGGACGCAAACACAGTTCAGAACAGGTCTACAGGTGCTAGCCAATGATTAGACCTGATGCAAAAACATTACAGAGTCTGGCAGCTGTAGCTAAACAGTTTCCAGAAATTTTAGAATTTATTGACACTTGGAGGTTGCATGAATTAGAAACCTTACCTAGTGTCATTAATAACGTGACACTTCAACAGGGGCGGTGTCAAGTTCTTGGTGAGATAACCAAGTTAATTAAGGATGCCCCTTCAACAGCGGCAAAGGTTTAGTTATGACCAGCCGACTAACACGCACACCGTAAGGAGCGAGAAATGGCAATACCAAAGCAAGTTCAGAAACAGTCTGAGGCAGTACAAGAATTGTATAAGGAGTTAAACGAAGAAGAAGTGAATGAGAATCAGGAGGCCCCTCAACAAGAGGCGGAAGCCCCTGAGACCGTTCCCGCTGCCGACAGTGTAGAAGAAGTTGCGGTCGAGTCCTCTGGAGAGCACTCAGAGGGCAACCAAGAGAAGAGTACTAATTGGCAACAAAAGTACAAGACTCTTCAAGGTATGTATAACGCAGAAGTCCCGCAGCTAAAACAAATGGTGCAGGAACAAGGTGCTAAGATAACCCAGTTTGAGAATCTGATTGCAACTATTAATCAACAGAAGCAACAGCCTCAAGCTCCACAACAACCCGCTAGCTTGCTATCGGAAAAAGATGTTGAGGAGTATGGTGAGTCTATAGACATCATGCGTAAAGTTACCAAAGAAGAGACAGGTAATCTGTTAGGAGAAGTTAGCGCTTTGAAACAACAGATTGCTCAGATGACACAGAACACTGTGCCTCAAGTTCAGCAACTAGCTAGTCAGGTTGGTGATACTCAGGAACAGCTCTTCTGGTCTAATCTGGCTGGCGTTGTTCCAAACTGGCAAGAGATTAACGAGAATGACGATTTTCAAACGTGGTTGTTAGAAACCGACCCACTAACGGGTATGGCAAGACAAACATATCTTGAAGATGCTCAGAGACGTTATGATGTTGACAGAGTGGCAGCATTCTTCACAACTTGGTCAGGCTTAAACGGTAACGGATCTGCTCAACAGGTACAGTCCTCAAACCAAAACGAACTGCAGCAACAGGTTGCTCCTAAAAAGAGCAGAAGTGCTGGAGCTGCACCTACTACTGGCGCTAAACCTTCTTATAGCACAGCTGACATAGCTGCGTTTTACGAAGATGTACGTAAAGGTAAGTTCAAAGGTCGGGATGATGAGAGGGCTAAAATTGAACGTGACATCTTTGCTGCTCAGGCAGAGGGTCGCATAACTTAAATATGTGTTAGGAGGCCAAAATGGCATACGCAACATCCCCTGGGCATCCAACCTATACTGGGAATTTTATTCCTGAGATATGGTCTGGTAAGCTCATTGAGAATTTCTACGATGCAACAGTGCTCGCAGCAATCTCTAACACCGACTACGAAGGTGAGATTCGTAGCATGGGTGATACGGTCAATATCCGTACAACCCCTGAAATCACTATCCAGACTTATGTTAAGGGTCAGACTCTTAACGTAGAGCAGCCTGATAAGCCAAAGCTACAGCTGCTTATTGACAAAGGTGAGTATTTCGCATGTATCGAAGACGATGTAGACGAAGTGCAAGCTGACGTTAATATGATGGATCAGTGGTCAAAAGACGCTTCAGAAAGAATGAAGATCAAAATTGACCAGCGTGTCTTGACTGACATTCTTACTGATGTAGACGCACTAAATAAAGGTACTACAGCTGGACGTATTTCTGGCGATATTGACCTTGGTGTAGCAGGTAACCCAGAAGCAATCACATCTACTAATGTTATTAGTAAGATCATTGATATGGGTACTGTGCTTGACGAAGCTAACTGTCCTGAAGGAGATCGCTTCCTAGTGATTCCTGCTAAGATGGCTGGTATGATCAAGCAATCTGATCTGAAAGATGCGTCTATCACTGGAGACGGTAATACACCTCTTCGTAACGGACGTTTGGGCATGATTGACAGGTTTACTGTTTTTGTAAGCCACAATCTTTACAAGAACGGTTCTGAGTTCAGCGTTATCGGTGGACACAATATGGGCTTCACATTTGCATCTCAGATGACAAATATGGAAACCATCCGTTCTGAAACAACTTTTGGTAACATCATTCGTGGTCTTCAAGTTTACGGCTATAAGGTCGTTAAGCCTGAAGCTCTTGCCACGATGGTTGTTACTCTTTAATAGGAGGATCAGATGGCTGCTTATACAGACTCACACGGCTTTGACAAAGGTTCTGCTGGACATCCAGCTAAGGGCTTAACCAGAGTCGGGTACATGGAAGTCGATTTGGACTTTGCTAAGATCACTACAGCTAGGGCTGCAGCAGGTGCTACAGCTCTTGCCGCTGGTGACTCTATCGAAGTGCTTTCGATTCCAGCTAACACATTAGTGTTGGCAGTTGGTGCAACTACTATTACTGCTGAAGGTGCAGCGTCAACATTTGACATCGGTTTGACTGGTGGCGATGTAGACGGTTTTGTTGATGGAGGCGATGCTAATGCAGCGGGTACTACTCAATCAAACGGTGCGCTTTTGATCGCAAACAATAATGGTCACTATTTCGCAACTGCAGATACCATTGATATGCTTATCGGTGTGTCTGGAGCTGTGACTGATGCGGCTAGAATTAAAGTTTGGGCAGTGGTTGTTGATTGTTCAACAGTCGCCTAAAGGATTAGGGGGGCGGGTTAGGATTCGCACTGCGATGCCCCCCTACTCTA